TGAGAAATTTGTATCTAACATATTTCTATTTTCATGTGACCAGTCAAGAGTAAATAGATAAGATCCTTTTCTTTTTACACCTGTAATAGAAATTAAGTCTGCTTGTAATCCACTTAAACGTTCTCTAATTTGAACATCAATATATGAACTAAAACAATCCCAATACATGTGTTCACTTAGTGGAAGAACTTCAGCATCTTGTTTCCAACAAAATGCATGTATAGGTCTTCGAGTCCAGTTTACACCATTTTCTAAAAAGGCCTCAAACAAAGGTACTCGTTTTTGAATTGATGCTACAGAATGAACATCGGCTAATGTAAATTCACCATGTCCTTTTTCATGGTTAAACATAAATTCATTACGAATATAACAGGTAATAGTGGGAATATTAGAGTTTAAATAACTCATTTTTTATCTCTAATTAATAGTTCACCTAATACCTCTAAACGTCCAACTTCACGTTGAAACTCAATTGGTGTCATATTTAATGAAATGCTTTTTAATGTCTTATCAAATTCTTTTGTAGCAGCTTCTTTGTCAAATTTACCTTCAGTTGCTTTTTTATAATACGGGGCTTTTACTTTAAAGTGATGCCAAGTTAATAATGCTAAGCCGCCTTTTTTTTCAGCATTTGAAGCTATTTTAGCAGCACCTTCACCACGTTTTTTAGCAAATTCCTCAAAGGTTTCTTTAACCCCTTTTAATATTTCAAGTAGTTTAATCATTTTTTAAACGTTTAGTTTTTTCTTTAGATGCTTCTTTTTTTGCAGTAATATATTCTAGTCCTTTTTTTAAACGAGCTTTTACTTCAGGATCTTTAGCTTTACTATAAGCAGCTCTAACACGTTGGTGAATTAAATTAATAATTTGTGATTGGCGAGCGTGCGATTTAGATTTAAATGATGTTTTAGATAATGTATCTTTTATATCTTGAGCAGTTTTAAATTTTATACTAACTGTATCTGTTGGATCTTCATCTGTGTATAAACGACGACCTGAACCTTTAGGTTTTTTACCTGTACCTACTTTAGGATCGCCTTCTGATAGGATTTCAGTTAATATTTTAGTTAAAGAAATCATTTTGTTTTACCCCATTTTTTACCTTTACCTGGGTCTTTGCATTGAGCAGGTGTAGGACGACATGAAGGATATTTTGAGCGGGTTTCTCCTTTTTGTCTTCCACAAGGTTTATAACCTGTTATTTTACCATCTTTACGAATAGGTGAATTACAATCAACCCAACCCCCGGTTTTACCAGGTGCACCTTTGCGTTTAAACCAAGTGCGTAATGTTTCTTTAACTTTTTCAAGAATCAGTTCTTCTGTAACTTTAGAAAATCCTGACCCGTAAGGAGCAGCTTTACCTGATTGTGGATCATCTGTTTCTTTGATACCCTTCCAAATATCTCCTTTACGGCATCTAACTACAGCACCTGATTTATAAGCGGAAGGTTTATCATATTTGCGGTCAGCAATACGTAAACATCTGTCTCGTTTTTGTTCTTGAACTATTTCACGTATAAGTTTATGTAAATTGTTCATCTTCTATATTAAAATCTTTTTTTATTTTTTTTATTAAATCTGAAAGTTTTTGGTTTATTTCAGATGCTTTTTTGTTTTTTTCTTCTAATATTTTTTCTTTAATTAGTTGGTTTTGATATTTTTTCATATTACAAAATATTGGATTTACCAAAAACCGCTAAAAGAACTTTTTAGACCTAAAAGCTTGCTGTAACGAGGAAGCCTACAACTCCAGTATGATGCTTTTGTTCTATCTTTTTTATTTGCACAGTCGTGACGTTTTGCAAATGCTCTACGTGCTTCTGGGTTATTTATTTTAGCTGATAGACCTGATGTATCTCCAAAAGATACTTTTTTAATTTTGCCTTTATCTCTAACGTAAACATAGAATTTTTTAGATCCACCACGTTTTGGTTTACCAATTGGTGGATTTTTCTTTTTATCTTCAGCTTCTTCAAGTTCTTCTTCAGCCATAGGAAAATCTAAACGAACTTTTTTACCTTCGTACATTCCATATTCACCTAAATCAGTTTCAAGTAAAATTTCTTTATCATCGTCGTTTACATGGATAATTTCACGTAAATATAAATAACGAGCTTCCGACCATAAATTAAAGAAAGCTTCCGAACCATATCGGAACGTGTTTTCGGTAAGTGGTAATTTATTTACCACGTGATAGCGCAGATTTTCCGATAATATTTCTTTAGGTGCTATACTTTCGTTTAGTACTACACCAGTATTACCTACATTGTCACAATCGTGGCAACCACAATTGCATTTGTCCTTTTTTGGAGGTGTAGATAATACTTCTTTTATAAGTTTGCGTAAACGTTCCATATTAATCTCTAAATAAAGCGTCAAAATTCATTTTCATTTCAGCTGAGGATACAGCTATGTTAGTTAGTAAAGCTTCATTGTCTAAGGCATCTATTTTTTCGTTGGTGATTTCAACAAAATCTCCTAATCCACTTACATTTACATTCAATACATACCCTCTATCTTGACCTAATAAAGGTTTTTTGCTGAGTTTGGTTTTAATCATTACTTTAAGTATTCCACTAGCTACATCTTCAGGGCTAGCGCTTCCACTTAACCTAAGTTCTTGTAAAATAGCTTCTACTCTTTTAAACAGATTTATCACTACATCAAATTGATATTTTTCAGCAAATTCTTTCAATTTAGCTTCTTTATAAAAATTTAGCATTAAACGGGCGGCATCTACTAATTCTGAGGATTTAAATGTGCCGGGGTTAGCAGCTGATTCTTCTGGAAATTTACCTTCTTTTAAAGCTTCTAGTAAACTTTTAAATCCAAATAGGTTACTTAATAAACCATATGATTTTTTATCTCCAAAAAATTTACCTAAGGTAATCATTTTAGAACCATAATCTTTAATTTCAACACCTAGATTATTGATTACCAAATCTGGGTTATCAGCCCCACGTCTGTCTTCTACTTGAAATTTTCCTGTTTTATTATATTGGAATGCCCAATATGTTGAAACTTCACCATTGCCTGAGCCTGCTGTTTGTTTACCTGTTCGGGCTGCTATTGGTTTGACACCAAATAATTTTTTCCAAATTTCACCATCTTTTCCACTTAAATTAAAATCTTTTCCTAGTTCAAGTGGGGTTTGGCAAATAGGAATTTGCTCAACACCTAATGCTTCTTTAATCCTATCGTCGTATTCTGTTTGTTGTTCATTAAGAGGTGTTTTTGTATCAACTACTTCATTTAATAATTTATTTAACAATTCAACATCCTTAGGATCCTTCATATCAGGGTATCCTTTAGGGAATTTATAAGATATGCTGCGTATAAATTGTTCTAAGATATCCATTATGCTTCAGGTGTTTCTGCTGGGGTTTCAGCTGGTGTTTCTTCTGCTGGTGGGGTTTCTGTTCCTGGGAGTTCAGCACTGATTTCTCCACCTGCTTCTCCTTCTTCAGCTTTAGCTCCATAACGTAAAATATTTGCTATAGATTGTGCTGCTCTTTCTTCTTCAGGTAAATTAAGTAGGTAATATTTTTTACCTTCTACTTGAGCAATCCAACTACGTTTACCATAGATCAAATAAAAGTTTTGACCGTTTTGTAAATTAATTCTAAATGTAGTAGGACGTGGTGCAACCCAATCAATTGAAGCTAAAAAGCTATCATATTCTGGGGTTAAAAGATCAACGATAACTTTTTTAAGCTCAGGGAATTTGGTTAGTTCATCATATTGAACTGCCTCTTCAGGTGTTACAGTCATATTTGAGTACACCTGTTTGGTTAACGCCCTAAGTCTATTTGCAAGTTCTTCGCGTGTCATTATTTTTCTTTAAGTTTAGCTAAAACAGCTTCTTTGATTTTATCTTTAGCAGATAAATAGGCAGCTACAGCCATTTTATCTTTTTTCTTTTTTGATTTACCTTTAAATTGTGGTGCATCAGATTTTCTAAAATCTTTAACATACGCACCTGCACCCATAGAAGGTTTTAACTTTTCATCAATAACATCTTCTTGAGCAGCTACGTCAACCATAGCATCAATTTGAGGCTCTTTAGCTTCAAAATCAAGATAATGTTTTGCTGAAACTAGCATAGATTTAGCTTGAATGATTTTAGCTTGCCACCAATGTGGGAAATCAACTTCTTGTTCGCCTTCATATTGATCAACCATTTTATAAAGTTCCATAGCATATTTTCCAATACGATATAGATCTGCTTTAAGCATATGTGGTTCATCATCTTGGTGACCCAAGTCCATGTCTTCATCTAATTCAACTCCTCTTGCTTTAAGAATATCAGCTTGAGTTACTTTACCGTCTCCGGTTAAATCAGGGAAAGGTTTTTTCTTTTCAGATAATGGCTTAGATAAAGCCGCTTGAATCATTTCTTTTAACTTAGTTTCTTTATCCATTGGTTCTTCAGTTGTTGGTTGTTCAACGTTGTTAGCTGCTTGTTTTTTTACTTGATTAACAGCAGTGCCATAAGCCACATTTTCGGCATTTTTACCATGGGCTCTAACTAATCTATCTCTACGTTTTGGATCGTTTACGATTGCCAAAAAGTTGTCATAGATTTTTTTAGACTCTTCTGGTGAAAATGCCTCATGTAGTTTCATTTTTAAGCTTTATCTTCTGCAGTTGAAGTCTTTTTGAAGTCAGCTGCAAGTTTTTTAATGCTATTAGCTGCACTACGTGCACGGCCACGAGCTGCTTTTGATGTTTTAGCATGCTCAGATTCCATAATAGCTACTTGTTCTTTAATTGCGTCTAAAAGTTCTGTTGTGTTCATAGATTTTATTATTTATAGATTATTTATTTACTGTTCTCCTCCACCAATATATTCGCTAACGAAAAATTTTAGTGTGTTTCCAACTTGTGTTTCAAGTTTTTCATTGCCCATTCCTTTAGCAATTTGAAATGCTTTCATTAAATGGTCCATAAGATCTGCTTCTGTACCTTTCATATCTGCTGAAATATTTTCTAATCCTCCAGCTACATCTACAGGAGTTTCGTCTGCAGGCATGTCTTCAGAAGGGACTTCTTCAGTTGTATCAGTTGTTTCAACATCAGTTGTTTCAACATCTTCTACCTCTTCGTCTTTTTTCTTTTTTGCTTCTTCAAAGCTACCAAACCCACCTTCTATATAGGCTTCATCTTTTTCTCTATCTTCTTCAGGATCACCTTCGTAAACTGGGTCGTAAAGGTTTTCTACTGAAGCATCATCTTTACCTGGGTTGTCAATGTCTAGTTCTAGTTCAGCAACAATCATTTCTTTGATTTTTTTCTTCATTGCTTCACGCTTACCTACTTTTTTTCCTTTTTCGTACTCGTATTTGTCTACGTCAGCTCGTTCTTTACGAGATTCATTTTCGTTTAATGATTTAAATGCAGGATTTAGATTCTCAATGGCTTTGCTTTCCTTTAAGAATTTTTTTAAGTCAAAATTATCCATTTTATTTCTTATTATTTGCGTATAAATATTCGGAAAGTAGTGTTCCTATCGCTCCTACCTTCTGTCTTACAAAAGACCATTCATCTCTTACCATGTGATGTGGTTCTTTAAATGATATTCCTAGTACACCTATTAAATGATTATCTAAACTATACACACCAAGCATACAGATAGATTTTGTACCAAATTGGGTTGTTAAATATTCTAAACCAATAGTATCTTCTACTTTACTAACATCATCTATTGATATTTCATCATCGTTGTAAATTTTTGAAAGTACTCTAGGAAATAAAGATACAGGTATATTTTGAAATGTATGTTGAATTGGTGGAGTGTTTGGAGAGGTTTTCTCGTAAAAGAAAGAAAATTTCTGGATTGATTTTCCTGTAGGGTAAAAATGACCTCCATTATGGAATTGAGCTAACCATACTCTATCACAGTTTAATTCATTCATTATTGCTTCTAGTTGCCCATCTATTAGTGTAGATGTTTCAAGTGCTTCACGCATTGGAGTCCTTTTATCAGGTTTTTCCATTTTAAGTTTAACCCAATTAACCATGATAGGTCCAAATACAGCAGTAATTAAAGCTACCGCTATTGTAGTAAGCATTGCAAATATTTCCATTATTTTTTAAGTGAATTTAAATACTCTATTACTTCATCTAAAGATTGCTGTGCGCGTTCTTTATCTATTCCACCAACCCATTTTTGTACTTCACCGTGTTCTGAAATAAAACTATTAGCTTTGTCATTCAGAATATTTTCAAACCAACCTTTGTATTCTTCTATTTGTTTATCTATTTCTGCATTAAATGTTTGTGTAGTATAATCTCCCCAAGTACCAGCAATTTTCATTTGGGTTTCTGTAGTAGTTCTACAATCTAAACATTCACCATATGATTTAAAGTAAAATGGATCTAATTGTTTATCCATCACTTGTTTACATTTTGGGCAAAACAATGGAACTGCTGCTTTTTTAAAGCTATCAAGTTTAGTAACATTTTCTTTAATACCACCTCGGATAGTCCAAGTTTTACCTCTTTCTTCCCAAATATCACCTTCTTTGTGATCTTCTTGAGTTTCACCATTATAACCAATTCCAACAGTTGAACGATCACCATGTTTGCCTTTAACAAGGTTACGAAGACGTTCTACATCTCGTTTTTGGAATTCTTTTTTCAGAACATTATCGGACATTATACAATTTTAAAGTTTCTAATTTTTTAAGAGTATCAGGTAAATTTTTATGTAATATACCTATACCTCCATTTGCTTCCCAAGCTGTAATATTTTTTTCTAGGTCATCTATAAGTATATGGTTTGGAGCCGCAAATGTAGCTTTTTGAACAGCAGGAACAAAAATTTCTTCCCCTACATTAGTTAAATTTTTAGAAATCCATTCCTTTTTACCTTGAATAGCTTGATTATATTCCGGACTAAGTTGTTGGTCTGGTGGTAAACTAAAATCTATTGCTGGGGATGATAGAATATTTGGTGTATATGGGGAAATAGCTTTCCATAATTCTCTTCCTCCTGGTTGCCAAGGTAAGTTAGCCCAAAAAGCTTTTTCATTTTTACCAGCACCTTTTCTAAAAAGTTCCCAAAAATATGTTTTACCTTTAGTATTAGCTTCAGCAGTTGATACACCTGTTAATTCTCTATAACCTAAATCAAAATCACATAATACACCATCCATGTCACAATATATAGTGTATTCGGAATCAACGTTTTCATTAAGTGGTTTTATTGAATCTACGCGTTGAAGTAAATCTTCAGTGAATGGAACACCATGTCTATTTTTAAATTCTTTTACTAATTTGTCAGTAGATAAACCTTTATTTTTCAATAAAATATATGCTCCTAAATCAGCATCCATTTCATCGTCTTTTGAATATGGGCCGGTATGTCCTAAAAGTAAATGAGCAATTTCATGTGCTTCAACAATCTTCATATCGCTAAAGTCTAAACCAGTGCCTACAAAATCTTCACCGTTAAGGATTATTGTTTTGTCTTTTGGATAGTAAAAGCCATATCCATGTTCATCAAACAATGGTTTTAAATTTGGATAGTTTTCGTTTTCTTTAAAAACAACTAAAATATTTGTATCTGGTTTAAATGTGCTAGGATAGGACAATACACTATCATCTTCTGTTTCTTCTTTTAATACTCCTTCAGTTAATGTATCTGTCCAATTACGAAAAGTCATATTACCTTTTTCATATGCTTCTCTTTCAATTTCAGGTAGATCACCTTCTTCGTTTGTGTTTTGTGTAGTAATATTTTGTAAACGACCATCACAATTTTGCATGTGATGAATCATTTCATGTGCATATGAACGCATAACATCCTTTGGATGACGCCCCATTGTATAAAGTACAATTACTTTTTTATTTGGGTTATAGTATGCTGTTTTACCAAAGAAGTTTTGAGCATTTTTAGCATCATCATTTACAAATTTTACTTTAGGTAAAGGACGTATATTCATACCCTTATCCAACATATATTCTGTAAGTGATTTGATTAGTGGAGGATAACTAAATTTACTTGGTTCAGCATACATTTCTTTTATTCCTCCAGGTGTATCTAAAATTTTACCAGTTGATGCATCTGTAGTATAACCACAAGTACCTTCATCTATAGGTGTTTTAGTTAAAATACTCCATATTTTATTTTTTTCTTCTTGAGAAAGTTGGGTAGGTAAATACAATTGAAATCTTTCTTTTTCTCCACCAATTAAAGCTGCACGTGTGTTTGTACCGCTAACTCTATCGTCTCCTTCTTCGGATTTGATTACTACTGTTTTAAAGTTAGGGTATTTGCCCTCTAAACTATCAAAGCGTTTTAAATCGCCTAAATCCATTTCTCCTCGAATACCTACTACTGGGTAGTATGTGTTTTGGGGGTTGCTTTTGATTAAGGAAGCAACGTCTGAAATAGGGGATGGATTTTCTGAAATTTGAATTTTAACGTTTGATGGTAAATATTTTTTGTAAATATCCCATATAGCTTTACTTTCTTCTTTAGAAACACCATCTCTATTTTTGTGTCCTATTAGAACAATTACTTTGTCAAAATTAGAATTTTTTGCTACTTCATCAACTAATGCAAAATGACCTACAGTAGGAGGTTTAAATCCACCAGGTACTAGAGCAATGTTTTGTCCTTCTTGCTCTAAAAGAGGTTGTATAAGTGACTTAACGAATGAATTCATTTACTTTATTTTTTGCTACATCAAACGTATCAAATTCACGTTCTATGTCTAAAAGAGATTGTATTTCTTGATTTGTTTTTTCTTTATCTGCTTTTGATTTAGCTTCTTCTTCAGGTGTTTTAGGTTTTCCTTTAGGTTGAGGGTATAATTTTTGAATCCTTTCAGGGTCAAAAGAAGTATCAACTTCATATCCTGGGGGGTCATTATTAATAACAATAATTTTATTGCCAAATGCTTGTCTGTAAGTGTCAATATTTTTTACTACACCTTCCCAGCTTTTCAATACAGCACTTGTAGGTAAACTTCTACCACGTTCAGCATTACGTTTTAAAGATGTCATAGGTGATACATAAAGTAAAATCATAAATGTATCATACCCCATTACCTCTAAATCTGATTTTTTCTTAAGTAAAGGTTTTGAAGCTGCTCCTGTACCATCGATTATAATATTTTCTAAAGATTGTACAGCTTGAGTTTCTTTTTCTTTAGTTACTGCTCTAGCTTTTCCCATTAATTTAGCAGCAGCTGATAGTTCTTCAGGGGACATTGAAGTAAAATCTTCTTTGCCTAGTTCTGTTTTTAATAATTTTTCGTAAACGTCATCTACGTTTATTACTTTAAAACTTTGAAGACCTAGTTGATTAAGTATAGTTGTTTTACCAGATCCAGCAGGTCCAGCCATGAAAATAGCTTTGGGTTGACTTTGAACCTCTTTAAGTAATTGAACCAGACTTATCATACTTATACATATTACAATTCTCGTTTAGCTGTTGTTCTAAATTCAGTAAATACTGGGGAGTGGGTTGGGTTTTCTAGGTCAAATAATCGTTTTACTGTTTTAAAAATATCAATATTTTCCTCAAATGTGCGAGACGATTCAACTACCTCCCATCCTTTACCTTGCATTTTACCAGTAGATGCTTTGCGTTTAGAAGATTTAAGCCATAAAATGCCATAACGATCTATTTTCTTTCCAAAACATTCTTCATAGCACTGACCATAAACTGCCGTTTGTAGTTCATATACTGTTTGAAGTTGATTAGATGTTTTTAAATCTAATAACCACAATTCACCATTAATTTCAACAATTAAATCACACGTACCTGCTACTTTAAGCTCATCTGAAAATAGATGTACTTCTGTTTCAATTAAAGTTGGTTTAAATGTTTCCCAAAATTCAACAAAACGTAAAAACATTTGCCATACATCAGGATTATATTGTGGGCGACCATTACTGTCTAAAAAATTTAATTCTTCACCATTTAAATATGCTTCACACAGTTCATGAGTTTGAGTACCTTCTTCAGCTGCTTTTTTAACAATATAATCTGAAGCGAATCCTACTTGTTTTAACCAATTTTCAAAAAATTTACCTTTTGGATAATAACCTAAAACATATGTTACAGATGGATAATATTTTCCATTTCTTCTATAGTAACGGGAATCGGGTAACGTGATTTGAGTTGCATCATCAGAGATCTCAAGGATGCGGTCATAGGACTTTTTAATGTTCCTTTTTTTCATATTATAGATAATTTTTTCTCCATCAGTTTATATTGTGTTAATGGAGAAACTGTTTGTACTAATTTGGTAAATTCTTCAAATCCCATATCACTAGGATCTTTTCCTTTAAGTTCTACCAAATACACTTCCTTACCAATGTCCAAAAGCTGTTCACAAAATCCAAGGGCTTTTGAAATAGCATCGTTGTCTAGGGCAATGTATATTTTTTGTACTTTAGAAGTTACAATCTTTTTCATCAAGTTTGATTGGATGTTTTTGCCAAACAATGGAATAACATTTCGTTTTATTGCCATTGCATCAAATGGACCTTCACATAGTATAATAGGTAAATCCCAATTAACAAACAATTCAAACGGTATAATATCGCGAGACGTTTCCGGGTTGCGGTACTTGGTGAATGGATCTTTCTCAAATGATCTCGCGGTAAAATAATTTAATCTACCGGTGCTATCATATGATGGGATAACAATCATATTATTATATTGCCCTGAATCACAATATCCTATATTGTATTTTAAGATATCTTGTTTTGTGATATTTCGTTTTTTAAGATATGCTAAAGCATGTCTTGCTACAATGTCAGTATTGTTAATAAAGGTTTTAAATTCCTTTGGTAGTTCAAGTATAGTTTGTTTTGCTTCCCCTATATCTTCTACAGTAACGTTTTTTACAAGTTTACCTAGTTCCTGAAAGTATGGAGCATCAACTTGAATTTGTTTAAATAAACTTCTAATAGTTTTACCTTTTTTACCGCATACCCAACACGCCCATTGGTTTAATCCTTCTTTATTTTCGGTAAAATTAACTTCAAGTTTTGGTTTTGAATGATGACAAAATGGGCAAGTATAGGATTGATTTCCTCTAGCAGTACGTTTGCCAGGACCTAGAATAGAATTTACAAGGTTAACTAACAATTCATTCACCATATGTGGTTAAGATACAATCTATTTTTTAGATATCAAAGTCTTTTCGGTAAAATTTACCTAGAATATTTGAATTTAACCAAGTATCAGACTCTAATACTCCTGAATTGAAGAGGTATTTGCATTCAAAATAGGTAAGTAGTTTTTTATTGGTTACTAAATGGATAATTTCCCTAGTAAATTCTTCTTTTTTGCCTAATTTGATTTGTTGTTTTATAAATTCTTCAGATCCGTAATATGTTTTCCAATCGGATTCTTTAATGACTTGTTTTGTAGTTGCTGTTCGACCTCTAGTTATAGGTTGTTCTGCTAATTCTTTTTTACCTAATTTCTTTTTGATATTATGGTATAACGATTTTTTACCTAAATATTTTTTTCCTGTGGGGATATGAGTGGTAACATAAATAAAACCAAATGTGCCTTCTTGAAAATCTTCAATAGTTTGAATTTCTTTATTTTTATAAATCCAACTCATATTTTATAAAATTAAGATATTGGATTTGGATCAACAAACCAACCAGTACCAGAAAAAACAAACATTCTTCTAGTATATAAACCAGTTGGGAATTCATATCCTGCAGCACCATTAATGGTATTTGCTCCAGAACCAGATACTTTACATGCTGTAGTTCCTGAAATTCTTTGTAAATAAATTACCGTGCCTACAGGAATTGATGAAGGGAGAATTATTTCATTTTTAAATGTAGCGTTAAGGAGTGTAGTAGCTGTAAAAACTACATTATAATCTCTATTAGTGAGTAAAGTACCTGATGAAGATCCTGTAACTTGAACACTTCCTAAATTTCTAAATTGTGGGGCAAAACTTCCTGAAAGTTGAAATTGTGAGCCTGAAGCGAATACTAATGTTTTTCGCAAAGCGGGAGTAATTCCAGTTCCTCCTCCTACAATAAATGCGTTAGGAGAAGTGTTTAATTCATTAAATGTTCCAGCAACTGTTTGGTAATCTCCCCAAGCTTCGGTAAAATAACCTGAGGTAAAAGATGCAACTCCTTGGGCTTTTGTAAGCTGACCGCTAGTAAAACTGTATTGTCCTGAAGCTGAATTAGCATTTCCTACAGAAAAAGCCATTTGTCCACTAACATTATTTAAATATCCAAAAGTAGCAGATCCATTTCCACTAACTGTATTTTGTAATCCTGCAGCAAATGTATAGGTATTTGTAGCTTTATTTTGTAATCCTGTTGAAAATGAATAGTTACCTGAGGATGTATTTTGAAAACCAGCAACATAAGAATAATTTCCAGATGCTAAATTTTGTCTACCTTCAGCATGTGAGCTTAATCCTCGAGCAACTGTTTGGTATCCTTCAGCATGTGAATAGCTTCCTGAAGCTATAGTTTGGTAACCTTCAGAATGGGAACCTGTTCCAAATGATATTGTATTATCTCCTTCAGCATGTGAATAATTTCCTGAGGATGTATTTTGAAAACCAGCAACATAAGAATAATCTCCAGATGCTAAATTTTGTCTACCTTCAGCATGTGAGCTTAATCCTTGAGCAACTGTTAATTCACCTTCAGCATGAGATCCTACCCCATTAGCTTTTGTAATTATTCCTTCAGCATGAGAAAAATTAGCAGAAGCAGTTGTATTATTACCTTGAGCATGAGAATAATTTCCACTAGCTAAAACATTATTTCCTTGAGCTAAACTTTCAATAGTGTAATCATATATAAAACTAGGTGAAGCGCCAAATCCGCTACCACTATTATATTGGATTTGAGTATCTGATCCTCCTGGGTTGTTTACGCTACTACTGACAATGGTTTGGTTAATAACACTTTGATTTACAGTATTGTTTACTACACTATTACTAACACTTTGAGTAACGCTACTAGTATAAAAATTATTTACAGCAAAATTAGAAGATGCAGTGTAATATAATAATCCAGTAGTATCATCATATAATAAAACTTTATTTTGTGGGGAATCAGTTAAACCTTGAATAGCTAAAGAGCCTGTTAAAATTAATGATCCAGAAATAGTAATATCATATGCTTCAACTCCAGTAAAAGCATCTACTGATTGAGAAACATGCCAAGATTCAATAGTATAATTTTGTTCTACTTGATCTATATTAGGAACAAATATTTTTTTTAATGTATTAGCCATGATTATAAATATATTATAAATCTAAATTAACTAGTATAGTTGTATCAGTAACTGCAGAAGTAGGTAAAGGTTGAGCAAGTTTTCCTACAGCAATTAACTCGTAATTATTATTGTAAAGTCCTACTGTTGTTACATATGGTGAAAAATA